CTAATGATCCTGTTATTTGTGCCTGTGCCATGTGTTATTACCTCTACTACTATTTAACCGAAAGCATCAAGTACTTCATAAGAATCTGATCCACTACCTGTAGGAACCGGAACAAATTTAACAGTACCAGATCCCCCTCCAGATTCTTCTGCAGGTTTAGATGTAGATGCAATTTTAACTGTATCAGGTCCCATTGCCTCATAAGAAGCATAAGTTTTTAATCCCTCATCCGAAACTTTACTCTTCTCACCTTGACCCGCCGCTTTTAATGGCTTAGTCTCCTTTTCACCCCCAGATTCAGGAGAACCACCTTTTGCACTAGATCCTTTTTCTTTTCCTCCAAAGAAGGATTTGAATAATAAAGGATAGAACTTAAAGGGATTAAGTAAATTTAAAAGATTAGGGAACTTAACAACCTGATCATTCTCTACATATCCCAACCCAGATAACCACTTCTTCATTCCCAAAACTTCTGCTATCTTAGTTGCAGCAGCCCTTCTTCCCCATCCCTCTGTTATTTCAATAGGATCTGTTTTAAATAAATTCTCAGTAAATTTTGATATTCCTCCACCAATCCAATCTTTTACTGCTTTACCTGCCTTTAAAACACCCATCAAATGCTGCTTAAGTACCTTCCCTGCTTTCTTCCAATCCTTTTCAACAATTCCATAATAAAGTGCATCACCAATAAACATACCAAAGGTTTCTCCAAGAAGCGTTCCAAGGAAAGGAATAGGTATGAATGTTCCTAATGCTCCACCTAAAGCTGCACCAACACCTTTAAAGAGTGCTTGACCAAGTGGTTCCCCTGACATAAGGGAAACAAGAGCAACAATGAGAGAACCAAAAATAGGAATCCTCTTTGCAAATCCTTTAATTGCTGGCATTGCACCCTTCAATGCTGGAGCAATAAATTTTGCTGCTTTACCAAATAAATTACCTGCCCATCCACCAACCTTACCTACTACCTTTCCTGCACCTGTACTTGCTAATTTACTACCACCTTTACTAAGAAAACTACCGACTTTAGATATACCCTTCTGTGCAATATTTCCTGCCCATTGCATACCAGATCTAGCAGCACCTCCAATTTTACTAGCAATATTTTTAAAGAACATCCTAGCCTTACGACCTATTAATCGTCGCAGACCAGTCCATGCTCTCCTAATCCCTTGAGTAACAGCTTTCCAAAGGAATTTTATCCCCTCAACCATTGCTTTAAATATCTTCTCACCAAACATCTTCCATAACATAAATCCCGTAACAAGATCTTTAAGATTCCCTAAGAAAGTTGTAAATTTCTTAAGTCCTTCTTCACCATAGATGTTCGATACCCATCCCTTTAACTTATCAATAAATTTATATCCAGCATCAATAACCCCTGCCAATACATTAAGAATCTTACCAGCCTTATCAAGAATCCAATCAGCACCTATTGCTAACCATTTCGCAACTTTTAGTAACTTGGGTAACCACTTCTCCCATCTAACTAAAACCCATCCCAGTAAGATTGTACCAATAAAATTAAACATCTTACCCAAAAGACTTTGTGCTGCCTTAGCACCTGGTAGTTTCATATACCCATCTTTTGGTTTTTGCTTCTCTAATGCCTTCTCTTGTGCCTTATCACTTGCTACCTCTTTTGCCTTACGAGCATCCTCTCTTGCATTTTCCCTAATTGAAACAGACCCTTTTAAAAGTCTTTCAACTTTAATAATCTTCTTGTTTATACTAAGTACAAGTTCTTTTGGTGTTTCTCCATCACCACCATCTCCTCCTCCACCATCATCAACTTTAGCAAGAGCACCTGCAGAATAAGGAACTAAAGATGTAGTTGGACGAATAGCCAGTGGTCCACCCCTTTCTTGTTCTTCACCACCACCTCCCATAGCTTCTTGTGCTTTTGCTCTCCTATTTTTTACATTCTTCTTTCTATTCAGGAGTTTATCTGCAGCAATTTTCTTTGCTCCACCTTTAACCGCTCCTAATGCTGCTTTTCCTAGTGCTGCCCAAGCCATATCTTATACCGATATTCCTAAGGTTTTAATTTTAGACAAAGAACGCATCGAACTAGGATTAAACTGAGGTAAATCCTGATTAATTTCCTTTGTCGATGCAACCTTTTGTTCTTGTGCCGCACTCTTATCAAAAACAACCTTTGTCTTTGGTGTAGATGGAGGTTTAATAGGTGTTAAAGAAGATGTAGCATAATCTATTTGAATACTCTCTGCTGTAGGAACTGCTCCCCCACCAGCAAAATTCAATCGTGGAATAGGTATAATCTTCTGAGGAACATTTAAACTCCCTGCAATAGAATTAACTACACCACCACCAGAATAATGAATATTAGGTCCACCTAAAGAAAAATTATCAGATCTCATATTCTTAACCAAACCACCCTGATTATATTGAGATACATTCTTAACTGAACCACCTCCCTGATATCCTCTACTAACAGTTGGTTTATTTGTCCCACCTGCTGCTGCATTCATTCCCGCAAGAGTATTTTGACCATACTCCTGAACAGCACCTTTACTCATAACAAACTCACCAGGAGTTAACATTGCCGGGACTGTATCTCTATTACCTGATCCAGGAACTACTCCACCTTTATTAAACTTATTCGCGGCAGGAAGATCTTCTGTCTTCTGAAGACTTTGCGTAGATTCTTCTCCTGTCGATTGCACTGTCTCCAATTCTTTTGATTCTTGCTGTGTTGCTGAATCGTCAGAAGTACCTTCTTTTAGTATTTTGTCTCCATCTTTCTGTAAATCCCCTTCTATATCTCCTTCCAAATCTGTACCCAGTGTCTTAGATTCTTTAGTAATATCCTTTATTTCCTTGTCACCTCCAATTCCAAATAAATTTTTAACCCATTTTATTGCATCAAGAATCTTAGGAATACCCCATGCTAATAAAGCAATTACCCCTAATATAAATCCTCCAGGACCTAGTAAAATAGGGAAAAATTTCATAACAGCAGCCAACAATAAAGGCCACCAATCTTTAATAAATTTAAATATACTACTAATTTTCTCAGTATTCTTAGGATCACCAAACCAACCCCACAATCTCATTGCAATATTGCCCAAGAAAACTGTCGATATAAATTTTAGAATCTTAGCCCAAATACTTTGAACTGGTTTTAAAACATTAGAAGCTACAGTTTTTAACTTTCCACCAATACTCTCTAATTTACTTTCAGCACCCTTTCTCTTATCTTTCTCTGCTGCTTTTCTTGCAGCATTTTGTGCCTTTCCATCTGCTTTATTACTTGCCTTTAATGTCTCTATAATACCATTAACACTATTATTAAGTGTCTTAAGAGGTCCTATTAAATCACTACCTGATTCTTTTGGTGTTACATCATCTGCTTTCGCTAAATCTCCTCCTTCTGCTGGAGGTTTCCATTTTTGAATAGCACTAGCACCTGTTGTATCTGCAGCAACTTTCTCTGCTCCACCTACGGAACTTCCTTTCTTAAAAGAACTAGCACTTATTTTCTTTACTTCAGGTCTTTCTTCTTTTGTTTTATAAGTAGGATCCTCTGCTTTCAGTTTCTCTCTTTTTACTCTTAATACTTCATCTTTTAATATTTTAAATCTTTCTGATGAAGTCTCACCAGTATACTGAAGTTTTGCTAAACCTTCTATTAAAGCACTCTTATAGTCCTCTTGGCTGGATAGATTCATTACATCTATCCCAAGATCTGAGAGTAATTTTACTGGACTGTGCTTTGTCTTAGGCATTAGCGTTGCGTTGTTTCTGCTTTAACTCCTCTTCTTCAAGATGTTGTCGGAGAAGTGCCACATATATGTCCCGTTCCCACGGCATCATATTTTCAATCTCTGTTAAGCTATATTTATGGTACTGCATCAACGCAAAATTGAGCCTGAAGTAATTCTCCAGGTTCATATGCACCATAGCTACGCGAAAAAAGACGCTAATCCCTCCAATAATACGTCACTTTTAACTTTTGTCTTAGGATTAACAACAGTAATAGTATGTTGAAGTTTAGGCATCGTTTCAAAGAACTTTTCAATTTCCTTAAATTGCCCAGAATTCATTGATTCAAGAAATTCATTAACTTCTTTCTTGGTACAGTCTGCAGTTGCCCATACCTCCTCATCACTATAAATCTTATCAATACAAGTAGCAATCAGTGCAAATGATTGATCCATTTGATTATCTTCATTAAAATCAAAATTATTTTTAATGAATTGCTCTAGTGATGGATACTTCATCTCCATCATCAAATTCTTATCAAGTTTAATCTTATTAGTATGTTCCTCATTCTTCTCAACTTGAATATCATCCAGATTAATTACCACAGGAACAGTAGTTTCTTCATCATCAGGACAAATAACATTAACTTCTAATTCCTCACCAACAGATTTACCTCTGATATTAAGGAACAAATATTCAATGTCAAACGTAGGAAGATCTTCTACCTTTATTCCCCGTGTTTGAACACATGCTTTAAGTACTGCCTTAATTGCATTTGTAATCTGCTTATTATCTTCACTCTCTAAAGCAATTACAAGTACTTTTTCTTCTTTAACTAGAAATGGTCTATATTTAACAGTTTTTCCAGTAGATGGCAACACCAACTCATAGGTCGGTGTACTAATTTTTGGTAAAGGCATAATATCCTAATACAATTCAGTATACTTATTTATAGGGGTTAAAATAATCTTGTGCTCCTAACCGTCCGACCCAATAAATCACGGGCAGTTGATTTCACACCTCTACTTATAATACTACCAGCAACATCTCCAGCAAAATCACTACCAGTTAATCTATCTACAGCAGCATCAGCAAGACCAGCAGCAAGATCACGAAGTCCATTAGAATTAAATTGAGCTTGTTGGAATGGATTATATAAATCAGAACCTCTTCCTTTAACAGAACTCATAACATATCGTATATAAGTCATCTGAACACTACATTTTAATAAAGCAGATCCATCATAACTAACAGGCATAGAAGTTATACTACGTGGAAAACTACGTATAAATTCATATTCTATTTTAGAACCAGAACCTTGCCTTACTCTATAAGATCTTGATCCACCAGTGGTCCTTACATCATTAGTTTGACTAT